TTCCTTTAGTGGTGGGTTCATGGGTTTGACAACGCCTTTGATCATGTCGTTGATTCGCTTCAACCCTTCGATGTCGATGGTATTGTCTAGCTCTTTCTGTTGTTGTCTTTTCATCTCTGGTGGCCTTGTATCTTCGATTGTGCTGGTCACTGCAATGGCTGTCTCTACGTCAATAGTTGGGTCAAAGATAACTCGCACTGTGTCTGGTTTAACGCCTTTGAATGCCTTGGAGACTGTCTCGATGTAGCCTAGAGCTCTGAGTTTGACCAGCTGCTTACTGATGGCTTGGCGACTGGTTCCTGTGTCCTTGGCTAACCTGGCTTGACTTACCCAGGTAATCCCAGCTCTGTTGACGTAACTGCAGACCAGGGCTAATGTCCTAAACATCCCATCAGTGATGCGCTTGTCGGTGATTGCTCTGATGGGCATGATCGTCATCCTGCGTTGGTCTGGCAGGGCTTCCTTCTCTTTTACCTTGGGCTTCTTGGGTAGCTTGAAGTCCACGACGTTTGAGGGCAATGCATTCATGAGTTCTTGTCACGCAACTTGGCTTCAATGGCATTAAAAACATCGCGTATGCTTTTGTGTGGAGACGCTAAATCATTGCCAAAACCTTGCATTTCCTCATCCGTCAGCCCTACCCATTTGCGCTGTGGCAACCCTGAGTACAAAGGCCAACCATCAATCATTGGCTCTGGTGTACACGTATGTATTTCTGCTGGATTAACTTCTCCACAGCGTTCACATTTATTAGTACATGAACTACCTGTTTTGCAAGGAGGTTCGTTTAGTTTGGCGCGGAGTAATTCAATTGCTTTACCTTCAGTCATTGGATAGTTTAGTAATGAATGCAATACTTGCTGCGCTTCTTCGCGTGTTAAGTTAATCATCCTTCCCCCTTGCGCGAATAGCCTCGGCTGCTTCTATGTATGTTTTGGCGTTGAAAGCAATAACAGCACACGCTTCGCGCTCTGCCGCTGCGACTAGCTCTCCAAATTTCCACAATGGATCAAAGCCACTATAATTATTTGCATACTCCCAGCCAGCTTCACGCGCCAATTTGATCATGTCATCTCTAGTCATGCTTGCCTCACAGAAACGACTTGATGCGCTTGATTTCCCAATCAGTCATGTCATGCACCAACAAGATAAAGTCTGGCGTGATAGGCAACTTGCCTGCCCTGATCTTAGATATTGTCGGTGGCCGGCTACTTAGAAACTTGACCAGGGCAGAATCATTTTTAAGGCCAAACTCAGCTTTGATTGCATCAAGTAATTTATGGTTTTTCATTTTTTGTATCTCCTTATCATCTCGGCTCGCAGCTGTAATCTAGCCTCTGTGCCTCGCTTCTCTTCCACTGTAATCAGGTAGTCACGCTTGGTTATTCGTGGCTTCCTGGCCTTGTCTGGCAGCAGCATTGCGTATCTAATCTCGCACTCTGCCTGCCACGCTTTGCTATGTGTGCAAAGCTCTTTCCCATCAACTACTACTATGCGCGGTTCCCAATGCACTCGGCCACACTGCTCACAAAACCGATTAGCCAAGGTATCTCCGGTGGTATCGCCTGGTCGCCTTAATCGCAGCCACCACGCCAAGACCAGCCAGTCGCCACATCCTGAATGATTGCCAGGCACGGATCATTTGACCCTCCGCATCTTCTTTTCCTTGGCTTCCAGCTCCTGCTGCTTCCTGATGCGCTTGAACTTCTCAGCAAGATCTAAGGCGCTACCAGCTGTCTGGTATTTCCAGTGTGGGTTCCACACTGATGGTGTTGTGTCCTTGTCCTTGCGCTTAACCAATGTCGGCTCACTTGCTAACGATAGTTTGGGTTGTTGCATCCTTATTCCTCCTTTTTAAACATCCATGACAAAGCCATCTCCTGTTTTTCTTGTTGTTAAATACATGCCAATCACCACCGGTTATCGGATTGTGTTGCTGGCAATTAGTACAAAACCTAGTGCTCGCATCAATACTTACTTCATCTGCCAAATTGCTACTCCCTTCCCGCCATGCGCTGATGCCTGAATACGTTTAATGATTACCTGGTGCTTTTCCATCTTCTTTAAAATGCTGTAAGCAGATGAATAGTCTGCCTGCCAACCCTGCAGCTGCAGCTCGTCAAACAGCTGGCCGGTACTGAGCTCACCAAAATCTGTCAGTATTTCAATGATGGCTTCCCTAATGTCGGTGCCTACAGTGCGTTTAGCCTGGTACTGACCAATCCCCATCTTGACTATCTGTCGCCCCTCCGCATCAGGCAAAATATACTTCTCACCCATCAGCTGACGCAGCAGCCAGTCAGTCACTTCAACGCATCCCTCATTAGCGGCAGGAAATCGTGCAACTTCAAAACTACCCGCCAAGGCTGGCCATTGCGCCTGTATGCCACCACTCCCACCTCGCCTGGCTGTGTGCAGGCTTCTACTTGCTCGCTCCATTTGTCCACCTCGATTCGTTCCTTGCGTTTAACTTCAATCCTGAATTGGGCAATGGTGATGTCATCCTCACCGTCACGCGCTTGACCCAGGTTGCGCTTAACCACAAACCCCAGCTGATCTTGTAGCAGGGCAGCAAGCTCGCGCTCACCAGCTGCACCCTTGTTTCGAGCTCCTCGGCCATTCATGCAGCACCATTAAGCAACTGCTTTAGCCTGGCATTGGTGCTTGCATAGCGCCTGCCATAAGCCTCAACAATGAGCTCCTCAATCAGTGAAACCCTGGTGCGCCTTTGCTCCTTGCTGGCCATGTCTAACAGCTCGCGGATCTCCGGGCGCATCTTCATCATAAATGTCTGTTGCTTATTTTGCATTTACACCTCTCGTTGAATATTGCTCAACGATATATTCAAACCTCATAGCTAGTCAACTAATAAAAGTGCTTGACGTATTGATCGCAGCAATATAATCTCTGCTTCACGGTCAATAAAGATCGCCACGCCACCGAGAAACAGGAGCGCAAAATGTCTAAATATGTAGCTTATTTCCGCGTATCAACAGATCGCCAGGGCGCATCTGGCCTTGGCTTAGAAGCACAGCAAGCTGCCGTTATTCAGTACGCCGACGGCATCATCCACTCATTCACCGAGATCGAATCAGGCAAGCACGACGACAGGCCACAGCTGCAGGCTGCTATCGCTATGTGCAAAGCCACAGGCGCTGCTTTATTGATCGCCAAGATCGACCGCTTATCACGCCAGGCTGCTTTCCTGCTCACGCTGCGCGACTCTGGTGTTCAGATCGTTGCAGCTGACATGCCTCACGCCGGCACTCTTGAGTTCGGTATCCGTGCAGTGGTTGCACAGCATGAGCGCGAAGAGATTAGCCGTCGCACCAAGGCAGCACTGCAGGCAGCCAAAGCTCGCGGCATCAAACTAGGTAGCCCAAACCCATCAGCTGGTTCAGCTGCCGGCATCGCCAGCATCCAGGCAAGCGCAGATCAGTTTGCACAGCGCGTTAAACCCATCATTGACGACATCATTGCCAAGACTGGCTCAACTAGCCTGCGCTCAATTGCAGCTGCACTGACAGCTCGCGGCGTGCAGACATCACGCGGTGGCCGCACCTGGGGTGCCAGCCAGGTAGCTAACTTAATCTCAAGGAGTGCAGCATGAATGACGACTTTTTAACAGGCTTCATGGTGGCTATGGCCATCATGGTTTTGGTTTTGGTTTGGGCGGGGATCATATGATTAACGGCCAGGTACTGCGTGATGCACAGCTCGCATTGTTTGAGCGCCGTGATGCAGACTTCTTGAGCCAGTGCAGGCAGATAGCCACCGACATTGCAAAGAGGGATGGCCAGGTATCAATCAATGATGTTCGAGCTGCAATCCAGCTGCCGGCAGAGCTGCACCCATCTGTACTCGGAGCTGTTTTTAGATGCAAAAAATTCACAGCAATTGGCTTTACTGAAGCCACACACAAGGCTGCCCACGCTCGCGTGGTGCGGATCTACAAACTAAAGGAGAACTAAATGTCAGGCAAAAAAACACCAACGACTATGATGTCGGCAAGCAGACTGCCATCGCTGCTGGGCTTATCCAAGTACATGACACCCAATGATGAGTTGCATTTGTCTATCTCTGCCCTGAAAGGCGAGCTCAATAACTTTGAGCAGAATGAAGCGATGGCCTGGGGTGATCGACTCGAAGAGATCATTTTGCTGGAGACTAGCAAAAGACTGCAGCTGACAGACTTACAAACAGAGTTCAGCAGCGCTTTCTATCACGCCACATTACCGCTGGCCTGCAGCCTGGATGGTTATGCTGATGGCCGTGGCCAAGTAATTAAAAATGATCATGATGCCGGCATTTTTGTCATTGGCGCTGATCAAATTGTGCTCGATGGTTTTGGAGTGCTTGAGGCAAAGCTAACATCTGTCCAGGCCGAGGAGATCCCAGCGCTGTACCGTGGGCCAGTCCAGCTGCAAGCGCAAATGGACATCATGCAGGCCAAGTGGGGTTGCGTTTCGGTGCTGTATCGCGGCACTGAGTTGCGTATATTTTTGTTTGAACCGCATCAGCAAACCCTAGCAACCATCAAGCAGGCTGTGCTCGACTTCCAGGACAAACTTGAAAAATACAAAACCACCGGAGCTGTCGACTTCTACCCGCCGGCCACCACCGATGATGCAGATAGGATGTATCCAAGCGCAGCTGGTGAATCAATTGTCTTGGATGTTGAGGCTGAATTGCTCGCAGATAAAATTGTTGATGCTAAGAACAGGATTACCAAAGCTGAGAAAGACAGATCAGATGCTGAAAAAGATCTTAAAACAATGCTAAAGACAGCGTCCAAAGGGGTTGCAGGCAAGTATGAGATCAGTTGGCCAATGCGTAACTACGCAGCACAAGCACAGAAAATTGTAAAAGCCAAGGATGCCTACAGCATCAGACAATCAACCCTTGCAATAAAGGAATTTAAAAAATGATTGATTTAAACGAGCTTGAAACAGCGCACGACAGGGCAGTCAACAGCCTGCTAGGCAACGTGCCGAAGTTACACAGAGAAGAGGCCTGCGAAATAGTTGAGTCCATCGTTACCTTGGTGCTCATAACAATCAAAGATGAACTGGAGAAAAACAATGCAGCTCACTACAACTAAGGGATTTGCCCCAGCCACAATGGGCGAAGCAATTGAATTTTCACGCATGTTGTCTGAGTCCAGCATGGTTCCCAAGGCTTACCAGGGCAAGCCGCAGGACATCATGGTATGCGTTCAATGGGGTTATGAGCTGGGCTTGGCACCCATGCAGGCACTGCAGAACATCGCTGTAATCAATGGCAAGCCGTCTGTTTACGGTGATGCTATGGCTGCCCTGGTACAAGCTAGTCCAGTATGCGAAGGGATCGAAGAGCGCATCGACAATGAGGGTACGGTTAACCCTGTCGCTGTATGTATTGCGCACCGAAAAGGCCGCAAGCCTGTCACTGCTACCTTCAGCGTAGAGGATGCCAAACGAGCTGGCTTATGGGGTAAGCAAGGCCCTTGGCAGGCTTACCCTAAACGGATGTTGCAGATGCGTGCGCGTGGCTTTGCCTTGCGTGATGCTTTTCCTGATGTGCTGAAAGGCTTGATCAGCGCAGAAGAAGCCCAAGATTATCCAGAGGATACTGCACCACGGCCAATTAAAGATGTAACGCCGGTGCCTGCAAACCCATTGGATATGATTGCACCACCCGCAGCAACAACGCCACCACCAGCACCAGAAGTTCCAGAGGATCTTGAACCCATCTTGGTAGATGAGTATGTGCCTGACCTGGATGATGCGCCAGAAGAGCCGCCAGAGCCTACTGCAACGCCTGTCGACGGCATCCCATTGCTTACGCCTGGCAAGGATGATGAGCCGCCAAAAGTACATGCCACTCACCAAGACCTTAATGCATGGGCTGACCAGTTTATTGAGCTCATGGATAAGACAGCCAGGGCAGGCAAAGTACCACCACGCCAGCGCATGTCAGTGCTCAAAAAATTTAGAGATCTCAACGAATCAATTATTCAGAAGGTTGACCTGGGTAAAAAATCTGAGATCGTTAGCATGTATGGCAGACGCATACGAGCTCTAGGCGCACAGCTAAAGGATGCTACTGACGCAGAGACTGATACTGAGTGACACATTGGTTGAGTGCAATGCGGAGCTCTTCTGCCTGCTTACCTATGGCAATAAGAGCTTCTGCATCTTCTCTAGCAAGTTCTCTTGCAGTACAGATGCAGGCGGGGCAGGCAGAGCCGGCGGCACCGGACACGGAACCTGCCTGGGCGGCGCGGTCGGGGCGCTTGCGCAGGCTGTCAGCAATACTGGCAACACGAGCACCAAGCTCTTGATTCTTTGCATTGGCTTCCTCTCTTAATTGATCAGCATTAGATTGCAGCAGCTGTTCTTTCTCACGCGCAGCTGTGATTGCCTTGGCATGTTCTTCTGCCAGCTTGATCCTTTCTTTATCCCAGGCTGACTGCACTTCAGCGCGACCATGCGACGTGCCTTTCACGTAGCCAGCACCACCGGCAATGGCCACAGCAAGCACAGCGCCAACAATAAAGTAAGGATTCATTTTGGCGGGACTTTAGTGCCTTCTAATTTCTTATGCACCTTTACTGTTTTGCAGACCTGCTTGCCCTTCTCTTCATGGCAGACCTTCTTTAGTTCCCCGCCGGCATAGCTATTAGCACTAAACGCAGCTAATAGTACAAGTACACTAGCATTAAATCGCATGTCAGATCTCCGGTTGATGTGCTGGTGGTGGTGCAGGCTTACCATTAAAGCCTGCGACTATTGGTGCAGCTGTTGATACTGGCTCAAGCATAGGCTCAGTGCGTTGAGCTGGTGCTTGTGCTTTGGGTGGTGGATCAGTCCAGTCGCTTGCCTTAGATACACCAGGCGGTGGGTCGATCAGTTTGGCCACGCCATCCTTGCCCTTGATCGCCAGCAAAGTTGCCAGCGCACCGAGGATGTACTTGCTCATATCGCTGAGGAGCATAAAGAATTGTTTATCAGCTGGTGCAATCCCTACCATCGGTTGCTGGACAAACACGACTGAGTACATAGCTAGGCTGCTCATCATTAAGAGCACCAGGCAAAATGTAGCGCCAATAATTAACTTGATGTATGAGTCAATCAAATCTGAGTTCAATTTCATTTTTGTTCCTCTGGCTTATAGTCTGCAGCTGGCACTAATTGATCAGGGCAGGTGCCTGTCACAGCACAAGTTGGCCGCTGGC